TCAATATATTCATCAGTTAAATTATCAGCACCTTTTAAAAGGCTAACTTCTATAGTTCTACTGACTTGATTATTTGTGTCATAAACTAAAACCTTATCAGTATCGTTAACACTTATCTTTTGTGTTACCTCAAACCATTTTTTTTCTGACATAAAAACACCCCCTATTCAAAAGTTAAAATAGTGCCATCTTCTAAAGTTAAGATAGTTTTATCTTCAAGCACTAAAATATCTCCATTTGTAACTCCAGAGTTTCCTCCGCCATACATTTCAAGATAATAAATTCTAGCTTCTAGTTCGGTATTTTTAAGCTTTAAAGAAGCAATTTGTTCTTGTATAGCACTAAAAATATTTCTAAATTCATCTAATACCAAATCAGGAACATCTTGCATAAATTCTTCATCATCAGAAGTATCTATCCAAGCATTTAAATATTCACTTTCTGGCGGTAATATTCCTACATGAACATTTGCAGTAGCAACTCCACCTGCAGGGTGGTTTTCTATATGGTCCTGAATTTGTTTATTTATAAGTTTTATAGTACTTTCTGCGTCACTACCATTAGACATTTCAACATCAATGGCGTCAACTAACTTAAAAGTACCATTATTCTTTTGTTTAATTTTATCAATTAATTCTATAGCCATAACAACACCACCTAACTAACAACTACTGTTGTATTTCCTAAATTGCTATTAGTAGACTTGTATATATCATAACTTTCAACATATCCACTAGCATTAGTAAATTCTATAGTATTAACCTTATTAAAACCACCTTCAAAACCACCAACTTTAAAACTACAATTTCCAAACCTTGCAGGAACACAATAGAATATAAATTGACCTTCCCCACAGTCAACCGTAAATGTTTTGCCTTTACTAGAAGATAATTCTTTAGATAAAGTTTTTATAAAGTCTGAATCATAAATATTAGAACTTGATACTCCGCAATACCTTCCATTTAAAAAATTAAAGCTTATACTTTTGTTAAAATCTCCTTTTCCGTCGTTAGCTTCTAATTTAAAGCTTTGATTTGAGTTAAACGGTAAATTATATGTATAAGACCTTAAAGAAGCTTCTAAGGCTTGATTGTTGAATTTTTGGCTTACTATATCTTTATTATAGTTCCAATTAAAAACAACACTATTAATAGTAGTACCTATTTCTAGTGCTGTTTGTGTATTAGATGTTAAATTTATAGTTAAAGGAACATATAAAAGTTCGTCTAGTGCTTCTTGATGTGCTTTTAATTTATCTTCTATTTCATTTAAATTAAATGCATTAACAGGAGTAACATTATCTACCCATTTAGGATTATTTTTAGAATTTTTATTATCTAAGCCTTGACCTACTTTTAGCTCTCCTGCTTTAAAAGTTCCACATATAGCCTTTGAAACATTTCCCATATTGTCATGCGTGTGGTCTTTCAATGCAAATATTTCTTTTAAAGCATTTATATCTTCTTCTATAAAATAATCAACGCCCTTTATTGGAGTATAGCCATCTTTCCCTTTGTAAATAGATAGGTCCACATTCGAGAAAATTTTGTCGCTTTCAATTTTTTCAATAGTAATATTAGCTTCACTATCTAAAAATATGTCTATGTTTTTCTTAATCATGTGTAACACCCTCGAATATTTCAAATTCACTAGGCTTTATTAGTCTATCCCTTCTTCCATCTGACAGATAAATCTTTACATCATATTGGTACAATCCCGCTTCTATATTTGTATCTTTTTCTGTAAATATAAAAACTATTTTGTTATCTTCAAACCTATCAACCATTTTTTGCAAGATATAATCTACATCTTCTAAGTCTTTTTTTACTGACAAGATAGCATAATCGCCTTCTGTAAAATTGTAACCTGCTAAACTTATACTTAAAATCCCTGTATCGCCTCGGTAAGTTTCAAGCCTGTTATTTCTTTTAGTATTTATCACTAGCTCCACCTCCGCATATAAAATTTTCATTTATTGCTCTATTCTTATTTAAAACATCTTTTTTTTAATTGAGCCACTTGCATTATTCTCCTACTTTCTCAATTAATTTATCAAGTTTCATAGAAATTTCTTTAGCTAATACCTCATTAGAAGCTAATAATTTTGCATTAACCTCCCTTGAATATTGTAGCTCTTGTTTCCACATCTCTTTATCTTCTCTGTTATCTTGTATCATTTGCTCATTTTGATATTTAACATAATAAGCTAAGCCCAAACAACACGCTACAGGAAAGCCTAGACCTGCTATGAGTTGCTCCATTTATCTCACACCCTTTTATTTAAACCAAAATAGGCAGAAGTATTTAAACTTCTACCCTAATAAATCTTTGTTTATTTCATTTTCAATAGTCATTTTTTAAAATAAAACAGATAGAAGCATTTAAATATCTACCTTTGATAAAATTTAATATTATAAGATTAAGGATATAATATTTTATATAGCTTATTATATTCCTCTGTAGATATTCTGCCAACTAAATAAAAAGCTTCTATTCTTTCTTCTAAATATTCATTAGAGTACTTATTGCTATTTATCATTCTTTTTAATATATTGAACACCTACAACCCCCCTATCTCTAAACTAGCTATCATAAAAGCATTTTCTATAATCATTTCGTCTTGTTCAGTTTGCTGTTCTTTTAAAAGATTATTTTCTTGTATAAGTTTTTTATTTTCTATATATAAAGACTTATTCAATTCATTTAAATCCACAGTCACAACATCTTTGCTTACAGTTGAATATTTTTCTTTAGTTAATCCTATTTCAGAAGCTTCAACTATATCATATAAAGCAGATATTTTTGCATTGTATAACTCGTTCCCATGACAATCAATGTGCCCCCACATATTAATTTCGCCATATATTCCATTTTCAAGCGACATTACTGTCCTTTCGCTATCGTTATCTCCTGTAGTTCTAAATAATATAGCCCTATCTCCTTCAATTGCCAAAGCTCTTGGCATACTTAAATCATCATCTTTTGTACCATAAATTTTGTGCGGTTTTTCTAATCTTCTATAATTAGGTATTTCGTATTCTCCTAAAGGCGGAGTTTCAAAAGTCATTCTTTCTTTAATATAAGAACTGGTACAGAAGTTTATTCCATACTTATAATTTCCTTCTCCTATATCATACCTGGCCATACGTACAAAAGGCGTTATACCATTAATGCTTTGCCAATCTTCTGTTATACCTTTAGCAACTCCAAAGTCCATATATGCTGCATAATCGGTCGCATATAAAGTAGTCCCATGAATTTCGCCGTCAGTTGTTATTTTGCTTGATTTAAAACTTCCTAAATAATGCCCTGCACCGTCAGTTTTGTAAAAATAAAGACCTCCGTCTTTTACACCTACTAATTTAGTCCCGTTGTTATCTAACTGATAAAATTCTTCTTTGTTTATACGTGTTGCACCATTTTCATTTTGTCTTATTAATAATCCTTGACTATCTACTGTAACAATACTATTTGATATTTCTTGTGGATTAGGACACCACGGAGGAACTTCTCCTGCTCCTTCAAACAATCTTAAATCATATATGTATGCTTGTGCATATGGGTCCGTTGCATTTGGCTTACTCCATTGAGTTGTAAAAAATATCCTCATGTACTTAGCGTTGTTTGGCGCTTGTATAACTTCTTTAAAAGTACCGTCAATAACATTACTTGCTAAATCAAACCTTAACATAGATACATCTGAATCAAATACAGGGTCGTTAGTTTCATAACTCCAAAATTGAATCCAACAAATAGACATATCTGCACTTGTAAACTGATAATTAAAAGCTAAACTGTAATTAAATCCACCTATAATAGGAATACAGTCGGAAATAACTCCACCATTTGTATTGTCATTATAATCAACAGTAAATTGTATAGACCTTCTTTTAGGCAACATATTAACATAGCCATTCCCCCATTTTAAAACATTCCAACAAGAAGTTCCATAGTCCATTTTGGAGTTAAATATCAAATTGCCCTTTGAAGATTTTTCTATAAAAAGGTTAATTCTGTCTTTGTTTTGCTCAAATACTGACTTACTTACAACTTCTTCTTCTTTTCCGTCTACTAAAATTTTAAAGTTAGTTGGCATTATATTGACATTTCCAAAACTATCTATATCAAGTGTTCTTTTGCCGTTACCGTCTGTTACACTTAAATTCTTAGCATTTATATAATTACCTTTTAATTCTCCTACCCAACCTCTATCAAGGCTTAAAGTTCCTATTAAGGCTTCATCTATAGCCATTTCACTTACATAGTTAGATAAATCATCAATTTTAGTAGTGCTAGCATAGGCACTTCCAAAATCAGTTCTTTCTCCATGAGTATTTACACAACAAACTTTAAAATACCACGTTTCGTTGGGTTTAGCTTGATATAAATAGCTTGAGGATTGACCTTGATGTATTAAATTAAAAGTATTAGGAATAAAGTCAACTTCTTTACTTGCATAAAGTTCATATTGATAATAAACTTGATTTTCAAAAGTCCAACTTATTTCAATATTTGCAAATCCATAAACTTTAGCAGTTACAACAGGAGTTGAAGGTAGGCTATTAGGGAAATCTCCTATGCTTCCGTCTTTACCCGGTTCTCCTTTATCTCCTTTATCCCCTTTTTCTCCTTTGGAACTATCATTATTGCCTATTATATCTCCTAAAGAAGTTTTAGGTTCTCCTAATTCCATGCTTTCATATCTATTTTTTAATACATTGTAAGTTGTTTTAATAACTTTAGCTTGTGTATTTATATTATATCTAGTATCTTTTATAGTTACAGTATCACAAAGACTTATATTATCTTCTAAATCCTCATAACCTACACACTTAGATAAAGGTATAAATTCTATTTTAAAGTTTTGCTTAGGTATATCTACTTTATTATCTCTATATTCATTTTGAGCAAATGTAGTTAATTTATTAGTTGTTACTTCTTCCCCTTCTTCAAACTTTTCAGTATAATCAATAGCTTTAACAAAAGGGTGCGAATAATTAGCTATCAAAGGACTATCTACAAAAGAAGCTTTTACAATAACTTCTTCTCCACCTTCTGGTGTATATCTTGCATAAGGTAATATTCTAGTTACTAAATCAGTAGTATCTTCTTCAAGTTCAAACCCTGTAAGGTTTTTCTTATACTCAATACTTACTGAATTATCGTGTCCTCTTTTATTAAATACATAGATATTTTCATTATCTCTTAAAAGTTCTGCACCTGTTCCAAAGGTATCAAGTATTGACCCTTCTTTTCCTCCAATAGCTTCAAGTATATTAGCCATAGACATATTATAATTTTGAGCATTTATAATATCTGAATAGCCTTTATAATGCCTTGAGAATTGTGACCCTCTAAATAATGAATTTAAAGCATATTCGCATGATTGATTTTCAAAAGATATACTATCTATATAGTCATACATCAAATCAAAAGATATATGCCTTGCAAATACTTCTACCCTATTATTCATAAGTTTTCTAGTCATATAGATTCTAAATTTCTGATTTAATAAAGTATCATTAGCATTTGCGACTACTATATTTTCTTCTTTTACATAATTAAAAAGACTATCTGTATTAAGCATTATAAAGCTTAACTCAAATAGCCCATTTCTTTCCTCTTCTACAAAAGCTTCACAAAGAGAGCTTATAGCACCATATTTAGTTGTAAAATCTTTACTATATAAAGTTATCACTATAAATCACTCTCCCTATAAGCTTTAAATTGTAAAAGTATTTCATTAAAGTTTTTAACTATCTCATTAAAATCAATTTGACCTACAAATATAGCTTTTAAAATAGTCCCATCATCAAATATTAAATCTTGATAACCATTAGTACTATTTA